GTGCCGATGACATACAGGCTGGGCGTCAGAACGAGGTTCTTCGTTTTCCAGTCCGGGGTATAACTGCCGTTGTCGGGGTTATACATCTGAGTCTTGGCGAGGTTTGAGCCGATGTACCCCGTCAGCGTCAGTGCGTCATTATAGTCGATGATGGTGAACTGACCTTGTGCTTTGCTCATATAAGAAGCCTCCTTTGAAGTTGTTGTATCAGAAACGGACGCTGTGCCGGTTTCTGTTGTGGGTTCTGCGGTTGCCATAGAAATGTCCTCCGTTATAACAGGCTCTGCCGGGTGGTGGTGTCGATGAGGTCACAATAAAAAGTGGCGCGGACTTTCACATCCGCACCGGTGATGACCACGGACTTTGCGCCGCCGAAATGCTGTTCATTCCAGACCTTGTCCGCCTCCGTATCCTCCGACACCCTTGTCCAGATAAACTGATTGGCATCCAGCGTGTTGGTGATGTCTTCATCCCAGGAGTACACCTTGACGGAAAGCAGCGTTTTTACATTGCCGTTCTTGAAGATGTTCCCGTTGGATGAGATGATAACCAGCCGGAGCATTTTCTGTTCCTCAATGGTGGTAATGCGGTCGCTGACCTCGGTGACCTCCTTGCTGGTAGCGTAAGCTCGAAGCACGACTTCGCCGGTTTCCAAATCCCAATAGGACGAGCCGTCCTGCGACTGGATAACACCTGCCTTGATAATGTTCGCCACCAAAGAGCCGGAAGTGATGAAGTCCGCAACGATCTGCCCGTCTGCCGTGATGGCAGTTTCGTAGGGACCGTTGTAGCCGTTATGGGAAAAGCCCAAGCCGCCCACATTCCAACGCCAGACATTTACGGCTTCATCAATGGAGGGAGCGTCCAGAATGAGCAGCTCATAGGGCTGCCCGTTTTCCTCGGTGGTATGGATGACCACATAGCCGCCGCTCTGGCCGGTGATAAGCCCGGTGGCTTTACCGATGGCGGTTTGAAGCAGCTTTGGAAAGCGTCCCACCGTAGACTCCACCTTGTCGACCGTGGACTGCACCTCGGAGATGGTGGTGATCATGCTGGACTTGCTCTGACCGAGAGAAATACTCTTATATCGCTCGGCAAGGGTATCATAAACGGTTTCAATGACCATAGCCGACACGCTGACACCCAGCAGCGAGTGCCGAATGGTGACGGTATCGCAGAGGTTGACACGCTCCAGAAGCACCGAGTATTCCGGCTGTTTCCACAGCGGCTCGAATGACACCGTCACAGTCGGAATAGTTGTGCCGAGCGGATTTGCCTTGATATAGCTGTTGGCTTTGGCACGGAGGGCATCCTCGGTTACAACTCCGTCAAATTGGTCGGAGAAATCCATGATGAGCGTTTTCGCCCGGACGATCTCCGAGGTCACAATGGGGAGCGTGACCTCCGGCAGCGTGACCACCGTTTCGGTGTCCGAGCCTTCCGGGGTGTACACGGCATACGGGAGCAGTGCGGTATACACGCCGCTGTTGTCCTCGTCCTGTTCCAAAGCAGTAAGGTTCTTGCCGTACTCAATGACCACGCCGGTCTTCTGCCCACGGTGGGAATGAAATTTCACTGTGAAGTTGTCCCATTCAAATTCACCGTACCATTTGGAGAGCATGGAGCCTTCCGTGCCGCCAAGGCAGGCGCGGACACTTTTCGGCTGGGCGACGGAGAATGCCTTTGCATCCGAGTAATCCGTCCAACCCGTAAAGCGTGTATCTCCGGCAAGCAGCTGCGAGAGAATAAGCTGCGGAGAGCGGCTATCGGTACTGAACGGCAGCACCGGCACATTGGCAAGGTCATAAGAAATGTGCTGACCGTAGATGGTGACAATGCCGTTCAGCGGCTTCGTGATGCGATAGATGCGGAACGCCTGGTCGGCGGCGGTGTCATTGGGTTTTGCCTTAATGATGCACTCCTTGGTGATAAGCCCGTAGTGCTGACCGCTCACGGGATATTTCAGCAGACATTCAAACACACCGTTTCGCTCCTCGGTGACCTCACAGGAGATGGTGTCCGTCAGCACACCAAGGCCGAATGAGGAAAAGTCTGTTGTGTTAGGTGGATAAAGAACAGGAATCACGAACGCCACCTCCTTCCGGGCATAAAAATACCACCGGGGATTTCTCCCTGGTGGTTGAATGAAAATGAGTTACTTGTAGATTGACAAATAGGAATTTTCAAATTAGTCTTTGCAAATAACCTTTGAACCTTCACCGTCAATTACAATTCCCTGACGGTTGTTAATTGGGCATAGATTCAAATCCGAAAACTCAGTCATTATTTTCTCGGTAA